ACTATTCATACCGGCCACTACTAGAATAGGATAGCCCCGTGATACCTAAGGTATACCTAAGGTATTGCAGTGGGGCCATGGGGTTCAATGGGCCAAGCTTCCATAGCTATACCTGCCCACAGATCTGAGCGCTATAGCTACGTTAGTATGATACACACCTAAAGCTAGCCCTCGAGGTGTAAGAGACCGTATGTATTTGGTACGTGCACTCTTACCGCCAAGTTTAGTGTGTAATGGGCTATCCCCTGCAGGCCTGACGGCCGTAGTGTCACCTATAGGCGCGACGGCACCACCAACGCACCACAGCCCCGTTTTCTTGCTGTAGTTATCACGGGCCGGTATCACGTCAGGGAATTGGGGGTGTGTATCGTCATAGCCTAACAGGTAGCCAAACTGATACGGTTGGACGTAGACCGGTTTAAACCACGCGGTCGCTAATACACTCACAGGGTTTTCAACTATCGCGGGGCAATCAAAGGCCTCGACAATGCGCGCCATAGCTATGGCTTTAGTCTGGAATTCTGGATCCACTAGGGCCTTAGATTTGAACCACGCGGCCCCGCTGACTGCCAAACTTGTGCACGGGGCAAAGCTCCATATGAAGCCAATAGGACCTAGCCCTAGCGCGTCGAGGTGACGCATTACAGCACCATGCGAGTCAGGCAATGATAGATCTATGTTTAGGTGTATATGGTTGCCTGCCGTCGCGCGCGTGGTCCCACTATGATCAGTGTCGTCATAGTCGATTGAGACTACGTTAAAGCGGCCGTCAGCTATCCAAGGGGCAGGCCCGTAGTCAGAAGAGTTAAACAAAAACAGTATTGTGGGCTTCATTGGTTCAATCCCTCTTTTCTATCATAGAATTTATTGTATTCACTGATCACAGTACGGGCCAATTTTAGGTCCGCCAAGTGACGTACAATTAGACCCTGTTTACGGTCGCTTTCGTCGTGCCAAAAATCTAGTGCACCCTCGACAATGTTAAATTCACGCCTAGACTCTGCAAGCTCTTCGTACGCGGCCGCTAACTGTACCTCGAGAGCTTTGTTACGTTCCACCATAGTATTAACTACAGTAGTCAGGATAGTTTCGTTAATGGTTTGCATGGTTATATACCTCGAGTGTTTGCGACGTCATAGCTGTCGGTGGCTATTAAATCGCGGAATGTATGAAGGTTAGCGCTGGTAACAAAGAAACTATTAGCCTGCAGATCCTCAGCGGCCCGTCTTGCCTTGCTGGATCCTTTCGAGGTAAGAGAGCCCACTATTCCTATAGGGTCCATATGACGCAAGTCTGTGATATCAAAGCTATAGTGTCCGCCGGTCGTCAGTGTGTCTGACTGTATGTTTTTGGTATTGAACGCCATAGCTACGCGGTCCCCTCGCAACACTGCCAAGCGTAGATCTGAGCGCGACCGGTCGCTATACATTGAGCCTGAATAGGTGGCGTCATAGTTAGCACGACGGGCCGCATGCCGTAGTATGCTGACGTTTTTAGTGTAGTCATAAAACATTGAGTCGGGCCGCGCGTCTATTACTTTAGTCCAAGGTATATCTGACGTGCCATTGAGACGAAAGAGCGCGGGAATGCCGGTTTTCAAGGCCTTGCGTTCTGCCGCGTCTATTTCGCTCAGTAGCTTAGACATAAAATAGACCGGTTGCAGTAGCATTAAGATAGTACGGCGAGTAGCTGCAGACTGAGCCCCCTTCATTCCCAACCGGCCGCTAGTGATCAGACAAGGGGCCTTGCACCCTGCAGTCTCTGCCATGGGGCATAGTGTGTGTGTAGCTATTTTGTCCGCCGGTTGCAGGTACAGTACGTAACTGCTAAATTTGTCTGCCCCCTTTTCCAGTTTGGTGCTGGTACCTAGTAGCCTATTGCCGCTATTGAGATACTCGAGGTTATCACGTGCCCATTCTTTAGCTTGCACATTGATCAGTGTAGTAGTCTCAAGTAATTCGAGTGTAACTGTAGGTAATGTTTTCATTGTCTTATACTCCGGCTTCAAAAAAGCAATCGTCAGTGTATTGGCTATTATTAATAAGTGTATCGTCAGGCCCCATTGTGTGTGTCTGGATCCGTTCCATAGTGTGAAGCTTGCGATACGTTAGACTGTGATCAAAGCCGCCAAACATATTAGGCGCGCCCTTGTAACAGTATACGACGGGAAATTTCCCATCTTTACGTTCTTTTCCTATCGTGATTGTTTTAGCCATGATCTATGCCCCTGCAGTTATATAGATAATTTCATCGGATAGAGCCGCTATAAGTATATCAAGCTCTTCATTCAGATCTAGCATTGTGTCTTCATTGTTCATATTAGTAGCCCCCTGTAAGTGTAATAGTTAAATCAAATTGGTGCGCTTCAAACTGTATGCATTCACGCGCTAACTGAGCGCATATTGTCGCTAGATCTACTATTGATTCGCATTTTATCGTCATTGCCTTATGCCCCGTAAAAGTTAAAGATGGTGATTGCTGGCAGTACGAAGGTGATTGTGATCACTACTGTACTGGCTATGAAGGTCTCGAGGTAATCCATTGTTTTTTCCTTTCGTCGTGTTTGCTGAATGAGACGCCACAATATCACGTATTTCACAGAGTGCAAGCTTTTATTTAATCCATTTGAGCCGTCTATATATACGCGTAAAAATAAGGGGCTGAAATGGGGCTAAATGGGGCCCGTTTGGGCTATCCTGCAGGACCTCGAGAAGCCCCCTAGAATGCCCTGTAAGCCATTTAGTCGTCAGGCTATGCTATGCCATTAGATTATCAAACGGGCCGTCAGCGGGTCATTAAGGGGCTCAGAACGTCCAACGTTAGCGCTCTTTTTGATCCGACCTACTGTGAATTACATAGTGGGCCTTAGAAGGCCTTACAGGAGCCCGTAGGCTACGGTATAGTATGTTAAACCAGGATTGGTATAGCATGTTGTACCACTGTGAAGCCGGTATGATAGGCTATACTATGCGCCTATTGGATCCCATGGTATAACGTCAGGTTATATCACACGCGTGGTACAGCTGGCTATACCATAGGCTGAGGCTATAGGTCCATAGGATACCATAGGCTACAGCTATGCACGGCCGGATGCCGACTTATGCACAGGGATATCCACAAGCGTACCCCATGGCGTCCCGTGGTACACTATGCTATACCGAATGAATTCCAATGTGGATAACCCTGTGGATAACAAGCTGTAGCCCTTTGGTAGCAAGGCCTTGGGGGTACCATAGGTTATCCACAGGGCTGACCCCCCTCCCCCCTTTGGCTGTGCTGGTGCAGCGCTGCAGCGGCATGCCCACGCATATTTTATCTCAGAGATCCCTCAGGGGCACCCCGGCTCCTGCTGACTAACCGTGCACATAGGCCCCAGAGGCCTCTCCTTGCATTCTAAGAGCATTCCCAGGCCCAGGGGCTACGGTAGGGTACCATGGGGTCGGGAGGCCTTAGAAGAGCTTACAGGAGCCCGTGGGCGTCAATGCGACCCTATAGTTGTTAGCATGTATAAGAACTAAGCACATAGGGTGGTCTCTGTGTCCCAATGCAACCCTCTGGACTCCCTCTGGTAGTACCTAGCCTAATGTATCCTAATGTATCCTAAGGGCTATAGCTCCTACTGATACCTAGCCTAAGGTTCTTATAGATCCAAAGGGTAGCCTATTCTAGTAGTGGCTGGTATAACTATTCATACCGGCCACCACTCCAACCTACTACAAAACCAAAGTCCTCGGAGGCTAGAATGAACGAGAGTAAAGGATCTATTCAGATCTCAGAAATGCCTGCAGCATGGGCCGCTGAGGATCAGGAAGATGAGTACCGCACCCCCGCTTTTGACGGACTAAAGCCCCAGTGGCAGAAGTTTGTCATAGAGCACCTAAGGACTGCGGATCACCGTCAGGCAGCAATCAACTCTGGCTATGGAGCTAACACTGCTCAGCACAGAGGCTGGACACTGGCTAGGCGCCCAGACATCGTAGAAGCCACCAGAGAGCTCGTAGACCGCGAGATGAGACACGCAGAGCATAAGCGCTGTCAGGTTATCATTGCTCTCACAGCGGATGCTACGTGCTCTCTCGAGGACTTCACCAACTGGTGCCCCTCTGAAGATAAACTGGTGATGAGATCACTAAAAGACATAGACCCCGCGTTCCGTAGGTGTGTCGGTATGGTCCATAAGAGCCGTGAAGGTGAGATAATCTTCAATAATACAGCCCAAGCCTCCTCTAGGAAGCTTTTGGCCTCATACATGAAGTGGGATAGAGAGGAAGCCTTCTCTGCACCGCCTATTACCTTCGACTTTTCAGGTCTGAAGGGTGACTAAAGGAAATAAGCATGTCTACAGCACGCGATAAGGCACTAAAAGCTCTGGAACGCCATTCTCACCTCCACGGTCTGAAGGAAAACACGGGTAAGATCGGATATAGCGGTACTGAGTCCGAAAAGCTCGAAAAAGAGGCCCTACAGCTCGATGAGAAGATCAAGAAGCTCAAAAAGGCCGAAAAAGAGTCAATTAACATCGCTCTGGAAGACATGGTTGCATTTAAGCGCAATGGTGAGTCTACAATCACTATTATGGACGCTACAATTGCCGCTAAGGAGTATATGGGCGCTACAGGGCCAAAAGGCGCTGATAGCACCGTGCGCGGCCCTATGGGGGCCAACGGGGCCAACGGGGCCAACGGAAAGGACGGCATTCCTGGAATCCACGGTGTGGACGGCCTACAGGGCCAAGTGGGCATGGCGGGACCCGAAGGAAAGGCTGGAAGTAGCCTATTATCCGGCTATGAGGACCCTACAGGCTCCATAGGCAAGGATGGTGACCACTACTTCAATGACGCTACTGACACCATATTCGGACCTAAAGACGGCGGTGTATGGCCTGCAGGAGTCTCTCTGGTTGGCGCACAGGGCGCACAGGGTCAGGCAGGCCTGCAAGGCCTAGATGGTATTGATGGTGAAGACGGCCTTACTGGGTCTCCCGGTTCCAGTTGGCTTCAAGGTTCAGGACCACCCGTGTACGATGGTACTGCACACAGAAGTGGTGACCAATACTTGGACAGTTCCAACGGTGACACCTACGCATGTGCCTTAAACCAGTGGTTCCTCCTTGGTAACATTCAAGGCCCTGAAGGCCCTTCGGGCACAGACCTACTCCCACTAGCTAACACGTGGAGTGGCGCGTCTAACACCTTTAACAACACTGTGAATCTTGGTAACACTGTAGAGCTCAATCAAGGGGCAGACCAGTACATCCAATCATCGGCGCAGAATATCTTAATCAGTTCGTATGACAATACCACTGCTAAGGGTGTCTCTTTGGGAGCCACGGACACACACGCTGCAGGTTCGCCACGGAGGTACCCAGTTCGGGCTGTATCTGGTGGTATTGATGGTACTACCACCAACGGTGGAGCAAGAGCTGAACTGTGGGCAACTGCTAATAATGACGTTGAGTACAAAAGACTCACCACGGACGCCTTTGGTATCAATATCTTGGGCAAGATTCTCATAAGACCGACTGCTAGCGTCAGTGGTATAACCCCTTTCGACCAAGCGACCATTGGAACAGCCGCTGTGTATGAAGCTGTACAAACCTTCTCAAACAGCGCTGGCTCCACCGTGGGTAATATGCAGGTAAAGCTAGCTAGTATCCCTAAATTCGTTGCGCCATCAGATGCGCGACTGAAGGAGAACATTGTCACTGTGGACCCTAAGGCTTCCATGGCTCTGATCAAGCAGGTGCGGGTATGCGACTACGATATGTATGAGCACATCTGGAACCGTGAGACCACAGATCCACTAGCCACCGGAGTACGCGGAGTTATCGCACAGGAGCTACAGGTTCCATTTCCCAGCTCAGTTGGAATGATGTCACCTGATGACCCTGATAGCCTACTAACGGCTAGCAATGGCGATATGGTGTGGGACTTGATCAATGCTGTACGATACCTTGAAGAAGAACGTGAAGCTATGAAAGATGAAATGGAGGAGAGGATACGCAATGTTGAAAAGATCCTCGCAGGAACTGGTGACACGCCTGCTCCATGAGACGGAAGGGTGGCTAGCTGATATAGTAGCCACTGACCCCAACATAGTAATGGAAGGGCTCATAGACTCCCTCGGAAGAGGGGAGCACGAGCTCTACTACTGCTACGGGCTGGACAATAGGTGCATAGGGATAGTTACTCTGATGGTTAGGGGTGACACCTTATGTCTCGACGGTGCAGCGGGTGACGTCATGGGAGAGTGGGAACAACTGGATGAAGGCTTTGTATCCTTGTGCAAAGATAAGGGATGCACGAGTTATGAGTTTAGAGGGCGTAGGGGATTTCTCCGCGCCTTCAAATCTTACGGTATGACGGAGAAGTATACTGTGATGACAAGACCAATTTAAATAACGAGGAAACTGCATGTCTCGCTTTAATAGCAAGCCAGTGGTAGTCAAGTACGAAGCCTCCCCAACCGGTAGGAAGTTCCATAGGTCAAGCGCTGATACGCGCATGGTCATGGGTCCGGTAGGATCAGGTAAGTCCACGATGGCGATCAACGAATTGATCATGCTAGCGGTACAACAAGTCCCCGATAAGTGGGGTGAACGTACCTCTAAGTGGCTTATTGTGCGAGAGACCTACCCACAATTACGAAACACTGTCTTTGAATCATTCAAGATGTGGTTGCGCCCCAACGGAACAACAGTCCGTTATACAGAGAGCGCACCAATGAGGATTCGATGGACGGATAGATTATCAGACGGCTCTAAGATGAACGCAGAGTTTATCTTCTTGGCCGTAAAGGATCCAAGTGACTATGAGAATGTTAAATCGTTTGAAATCACAGGGGCATTTATTAACGAAGCTGGAGCCATGGATTATGATGTGGTGTCAGTTGTTAACTCGAGGATCGGACGCTTTCCTCCTCCGGTGGACGCAGTTGATGAAGACGCACCCATCACACAAACAGCACTGCTCATCGACAGCAACCCTCCCGACGAGGACAGCTGGATGTCAAAGGCATTCGACAACCCCCCTCAGCACTGGGACCTTTGGAAACAACCCGCAGCTATACTCGAAGACTCTAATAGCGATGTCGGCTGGAAGCTTAATCCAGAGGGAGAGAACTTCAAGTACCTCGGAGTTGGACCAGAGAAATACTATCTGGATAAAGTCTCAGGAATGACTAGGGAACAAATACGTGTACTTTTTGAAGGTAAGTTTGGTGTAACGTCACACGGCAAGGCTGTGTACAGACGCCAGTTCAATGATGATATGCACGTGAGCAATAGCAAGCTGAGAGCAGTAAAAGGACAGAAGCTATACCTCGGATGGGACTTTGGTAAGGGCGGTGAAGCACTCACCATAGCCCAGAAGACTCCCACGGGATGTATGCGGGTGTTGGCCTCACTGGTAGCAGAGAACATTGGCCTGCATGACTTTGCTAAGAACATAGTAAAGCCACACATGGACAAGTATTACCCAAAAGAAGAATGGCCCATGACGAGCATTATCTCCGTAGGTGACCCCAGCGGCGTCAGCTCCCATGGCCTATCCAAAGATACGCTCAATTACTTTGACGTACTGAATAACTCTAAGGACGGAGTGTTTGGTAACTGGTTTACAACTCGACCAGCTAAGTCTAACCACATTGAGCTACGACTAAACGCAGTCAGGTACTACTTGACGGGCAGCACTACCTCAGGCGCACCAGCATTCCAGCTCAACAAGGAGTGCGGTAAGCTACGTAGAGGGTTCAACGCAGGCTACGCTTACAAGCGCATGCAGGTGTCAGGTGACGCTCGTTACAAGGACAAGCCCGACAAGAATGATTTCTCTCACCCACACGATAGCCTCCAGTATATATGCTTGGAAGCCCACCCTAAGTACAACGAGCTCGTGAAGCACACCAGCTTCGTTACGAGGGAAGTGGTAGACAAGGTGATAAATTACTAAGGATAAACGCATGAATGAGAAAGACAGCTACAACTTAGAGTTCGCAAGAGATACTGAGGACGGAGACCGCACCCCGGAGCAACGCGCTCTAATTAAGAGAAGCGACATAGGCGGACAGTTGGAAACTGAGAGATCACTAGCTGTCTCTGAACGGAGAGCCTCTGGGGTCGATGATCGCCTTGTGCGATCCTATCAGCTCTTTGAGGGCTCGCGGGACACTAACGGCGGTGAGACATGGACTTCTGACGTCGCCGCTGTCAACATCGGATCTCGCGCTTACACAAACATCTGTAGGCAGATCACCAACGACGGAGCTCACCAGATAGGTGACCTTCTGTTTCCTAATGATGACAGGAACTACGGCCTAAAGCCTATCGGTATCGCTGCACCACCGTTGGCTATCGAAGCAGAACCCGCTACGGATTCCAAGGGCAAACAGCTCGTGGACCAAGAGGGCAACCCTGTTACAAACATACAAGCGCATACACGTCGAGTTAAGCGTGCTGCAAAGAAGACTAAGCGGATGTTCACACAGCTGGACGCCGCACTGGTAGCAGCACGCTATCCTTCAAAGGCCCGAGAGTGCATCAAACATGGTGCCATATACGGGGCTGGGATCTTGAAAGGTCCACTTCCAACTAAGAGCCGTAAGGGTCGTTGGGCTAAGAAGGGTGGCGGGTACGCGTTGAACAAAGATATCCCAATGTACCCCAATGTCACCGTAGTGAATCCCATGGACTTCTATCCAGATGCCACGGCTATCACTATCGAAGACTGCAGGTACACATGGGAACGTATCCCTATGCAGCCACAGGACCTTGAGAGGGCCATAGACGAGCTTAAGTACAACTCCGATGCAGTACGTAGGGTGTTGGGTGGAATGCCTGTACAGGGCTCTACGGACGGCTCAGACGCCGTTGATGAAGCTAAGGCACCTGTCAACAGTGAAGGCCGTGTCACCGGTCGATACCTGTGCTGGGAACGCCACGGTGTAATGAAGCGCGAAGACCTCGAAGCTTTGGACGTCAAGGTTCCTAAGGGTGATAGGACTTATTTCAACTCTATTATCACCATGTGCGAAAAGGAGATCCTTAAGGCAGTCATCGTTGAGTATGAAAGTGATGACAGTCTATATAGTGTGTATTGCTGGGATGAAGATCCTCTCAACATATTCGGATATGGTATCCCATGGCTAATGCAGGACCAGCAGGCTTCTTATGTCGCCTCATGGCGCATGGCATTGGACAACGGCGGACTCTCTGCAGCACCACAGGTACTTATAGATCGCTCTATGATCACACCGGTAGATGGCAAGTGGCAGATGCACGGCGGCAAGGAGTGGTACATAAAGGAAAACAATTACGAAGTAGGCAGCCAGTCACCTCCATTCCAGGTTGTAGAGATCAAGCAGAACCTTGCTGAGATCTTTGTGATGATGGATAGAAGTGTAGCTGACGCCTACGACGTCACTGGTGTGACTCGTGTGGACAACCAAGGTGGACTGAATAATACCCCAGTGACCTTGGGTGCCACACAGATCCTCCAGAACAACAGCACAGTGTCCCGAAGGGGCCAAGCTCGGAGATGGGACGACCGGATTACGCTTGGACTTGTTACTCGTTTTTACGACTACTTCATGCAGTTCGATGAGAACGAAGATAACAAAGCTAACATGGAGGTTGAACCAAGGGGAGCTACAGTATTACTAGCAAAAGAACTTACCGCAACGAACACCATCCAACTGTTTCAGATGACAGGTGGAGGGGAAGCAGCAGGCGCCAAAGGGATAGAAATCCTTCGTGGGCTTGAGGCGGCGATGCAGATACCGGCTGGTACTTATGTAGAATCACTTGAAGAACAGGCAGCACGCGAACAATCAGAGCAGGAAGCCGCAGAAGCAGGTGATGTACCTGATCCTATGGTAGCTATTGAGGAACGCAAGATCGAAGTATTGGAAGCTGAGGTTGAACTCAAAATGGCTCGTGATAAGTTTAACGAGATGGTTGAGATGAACAAGGCTGAAATGGATGCCCAGAGATTCCAGTTAGAGGATGCACTCGCTATGAACATGAGTGACCAACAGACTCAAGCTAGACTTGATGGCTATAACACTAAGATGTCTGAGCTAGAAGCTAAGAGAGTTGCCAGTATGGAAGCCTTACAGACTACTAACCAGACTCAACGTGATATAGCAGCGGCTAAGGTCGGCGGTGACGGTTCAACTAAGAGGCGCGAATCGGATATTAAAGAACGCGAAATAGCTAACAAAGAGCGTGAAATGTCTTACAAAGAGAGGACAGGAAATCAAGGTATATGAACCAATATGATTACCCAACCATAATGATATCACTGTGCAGTGCTATTGATGCGCGGCTGGAGGTTCTCAACAACACTTGCTATAACCTCAAGGCTGATCACAATCAAACTACAGTAGCTCGAGCACAGCGACTACAACTCACGGCGGTCAAGGACTTCATAGAACAGAAGTCTAAGACACTCTGATAATTACTCCCCTCTCTAAGGACTGGGGAACAACGAGGGTTACACATGAACAACGATACTCAACAGGAAAGCGTTTCAGAATACGACAAGGAATGGGAACTCGAAGATGACAACCCATCACCATCATCGAAAGACTCAAACGTAGACCAACAGACTTCTTACTCGGACGACCAATTCGAGAACGAAGCTCCACTAGGCAACGAGCCTCCCCCAAGACCAAACGAAACTACTGCAGAGGTGCAGGAAGACGTGGACGTGTGGGCAGACGCTAGCGAAGCCCAGAAGGAAGCATTTCGACGTGCTGAGAACGAGAAGGTGTCGGCAGACAACAGGGCGAAACTCAATGCTGATAAGTTAGCAGAGCGGGGCCGTGAGCTCAAAGCACTTCGTGACGAAACGCACGAGCTGCGGGAGACACACAGGACACGCACAGAGTTTGAAACAGAGCACGAAGTCTATGCTGCAGATGTGAATCAAATGATTCAACAGAAGCTAGACGAGAGGCTCCCTGTGGTACCAGTAGTTGAACAGACTGAGGTAGATCAGCTCACTTATGACGCTATCACTCAGGCTCACCCTATGGCGGGTGATATGTACAACTCTGATTCTATGAAGACCTTACTCAATGACGACCCAGTGATGAAAGTCAACGGGAAAGCACAGTTGTTCAGTGAAACCATCCACAGCAACGATCCAGCAGACGTTATTACGGCGCTGGACTATTACAAAACCATCCACTCTGTAGACTCCAAGGCTCCACATGGCGGACTAGAAGCAATGCAACCCAACACCTCTCGGGGCAACAAGGTTGATATGCGGACGTCCGGCCAGATGACCGAAGCGGAGAAATACGATCAAGAGTGGGAACTCGATGATGATTATTAAAGGAGCCTATCATGGCTGATCCAACTCCCTATACAGTAACCGACTGGGGCACAATCGCTGCCAAACTGGAAAAACAAGCTTTGCGTCACGCACAGCCTACTCTCGTACTCTCTATGGGTGCTAAGAAGTTCTCCCTGCCACAGAACAACACGAAGACACTCCGGTGCCGTCAGAATGTTCCTTACGCAGCTGCAACTACTGCACTCACCGAAGGTACTGCACCTACAGCTACTGCTCACACATACGTAGAAGTCGATCTGGCTCTCTTGCAGTATGGCGCGTTCACTCGTGTCACTGACGTATTGGTTGATCTGCACACTACTCCGGTACTGAGCGACATCAACATGCTAAACGCTGAGCAAGCGGCTAAGACTAAAGAATCTCTGTTATGGGGTATTCTTCAGGGCGCTACCGTAACTTACTGGGCAGGTGGAACTGCTACTGCATCAGTTGCGTCAGAAATTACTCTGGCCCTGCAGCACAAAGCTGTCCGTACTTTGAACGCTAACAAAGCTAAGAAGTTCACCAGCATTGTTACTGGTGGAGTTAAGCAGGGAACCTTCCCTGTTGAAGCTTCTTACATTGCCTTCGCTCACACTGATCAGGAAGCTGACATTCGTGGCTTGGCTGGATTCGTTCCAGTTGCCCGTTACGGTAGCCAGAAGCCAGTTCACGAGATGGAGCTCGGAACAGTTGACTCAGTACGTTATGTACTGTCTGCTGACCTTGCGCCACAACAGGCTGCTGGTGTAGCCGTTGGCTCTACTGGCATGATCGCTGACAACTCCACTAACATTGACGTCTACTCTGTGATCTATGTTGGTATGGACGCGTACGGTTGCTTGAACCTCGCTGGTAAAGGCGTGTTCACTCCCGTTGTTGTACCTGTCGGTCAACCTTCAATCTCTGATCCCTTGGGTCAGCAGGGTTCTGTTGGTTGGAAGATGTACAGCGCTGAAGTCATTCTTAACAGTGACTGGATCGTTGTAGTTGAAGCTGGTGCTTCTGATTAGTAGTTAAACTTTGACGGAGCTGCCCATTTGGGTGGCTCTTTCTTTAATAAGGAGAAATCATGTCGTCTAAAAAGAAGGCCACAAATAAAGACACTACTAAGCTTCCCAAGCGAGGCGGTAGAGCAAGCACCAATGCTAAAAGTAAGAAAACTAAACCCAGTTATTGAACCAAATATTGGACGAGGATATATTATGTCTACAACAAAGATTAAGGACCTCAATCAGAATACAATCTACGAAGCGTCGAGCTCAGAAATAAGAGCTTACGGACTCGCAGAGTGTGGTATTGAGTTTGAAGAGCATGCAGCACGCGACACTATGATCAATGAGATAGTCAGTGCACGTGGTTGGATGATCAAAGACCGTGAAGAAGGCGCTACTCACGTAGAGATTATCATAGCCCGTGAACCCGGAGTCACAGGAAACTTTCCCTACCGTGGCGGTGCTAATGGCGAGATGTTTTCCATCAAGAGAGATGAGAAAGTCATCATACCTATGAAGTTCTATGAGGCCATCAGGTCTTCACAGAACAGAGCAGGCTATACACTAAAGACACTAACGGATATGGGTGAAATATCACCTGATGAGCAACGCATACCCAAGAGCGGGTTGCCCATCTCTATCATCCGCTTTATTACTAAGTAAGGAATCCTATGAACTACCTTCAACTCGTTAATGACTTTATGATAGAAACAGATATGGACGACCAGATAGTTACTGTCACAGGTCAGATTGATGACGGGCTGAAGGCAACCATTTGGATCCGTGACGCATGGTTGCAGATACAGCGCAATGAGAAGTGGGAATGGCTCTGGTATGAGGGCACGCTCACTACAGTAGCATCACAGAGTACATACGTGTACACAGATATAACCACTGACGACCTCGATAGGAGCTCCTTGAGACTCCCCGCTGAGTCTAAGTACATCCACGAGTACGGCATAGAGGCTATACGCTTCGACACGGCCACCGGGAGCCCCTCTAAGGTGGCTTACTTACCCAATCGCTCCCTCGTGTTCTCACCTATACCTGACGCAGTGTACACAATCACAGCTGACTGCTACTCTAAGCCAGTTACGCTGACCTTAGACACTGATGTACCCGCGTTGGACACACAGTTTCACAAGGCTATCGTGTGGCTTGCCATTAGCAACTACGCTAGAGAGCAGGGTGCGGAGTGGGCTGGCTTGTACGTAACAGCCAACCGTGAGTACAACCAAATATATAGCACGATGACTAACCGTTACATGCCCCGCATGGAGCCTAAGGTTGGGCTGACTAACTAAGGAATCATTATGGATCAGTACGTAGAATTATCAGGCGGATTAGACCTTGAGACACCTCCGGTCACCGTTGGTGCAGGTACAGCATTGCTTGCTGAGAACGTGTACGAGTCCGTAAAAGGTGGATACACCACAGTGGCAGGCTATGAGCGCTACGACGGACAAGAACGGCCCTCTGAAGAAGGCTACTATCAGGTAGTCTTTGACAATGGGGCTGGTGATGGTGGGCCGCTAGATATGGCGTCTGACTTCGCTGTAGGCACCACACACACTATCAATGGTAACGTAACGACTTCGCTATACCAGATAAATGATGGCGTTGACACAGTAGCTGTCTTGCTCAAGGGTGACGGAACTGGCCCTCCGGTGGCTGAAGACTACCCTATAACTTACTTCGCACCGTCAGGTGACTACAACCTCAAGCACATGATCGCACAGGGAGAGCCAACGGAGACCTTTGAGGTACTGACACACGATGAGTACATACTGGTCCCACAGAATATTCAACGAGCCCTCATACAGGCGCCCGTGGGTACTGATGAAGTCACTGGCATACAGGTTATGACCAATGGTGACCTCCTGTGCTTCAGGGATAACTCTACAGAGAGTGTATGCTACAGGCAGTACAACGGTGTAGGAGGCTGGAACGCTGCAGACACAGCAGAGATATATGAAGTCACTATAGCCGTAGCAAACAGAGCTAAGGTTGGTGATACATTCAACACAGACGGACAGTACGTCCTAGGTGTATTCGATAAGGTAGTAGAAGGTGTTATAACTAACGGCACCACCAAGGCTATGTATGTCTTAAGGAACAGCGCAGCCGTAGTGTCTGGTGTCCTCACCACTGACGTGGGCTCTATCAATAGGGGCACAGTGGTCTCTAACTACCCTTGGAGCCCATCGAATGGTGGCCGTCAGGATATGATTAACTTCAACTTCTACGCTGGTCTAACGACTGACAGGGTGTACATCGCTGACGGTGTTAACTGTCCCATGTACTACGACCCACAGCAGCACGTTATCGTACCTATCTTCACTAGCTACAACGAACAACAGGATGTATCTAGCCACGTAGCTGAGTACCAGAACAGACTAATAGCATCTACCAACTATGGAGGTTTTATTACCTCTGTTACAGGTGAACCAGATCTGATTGACGGCACCTTAGGATCCATTGAGGTAGGCGTCGGGGGTGTTATTACAGCCTTTAGCAAGATCAGTGCTAACTTACTCGCTGTCTTCACTGCGCGTCAAACATGGGGCCTAGAGGGTACCACAGTCGCTACATGGCAGTTCCGCTTACTGACTGATAGTAGTGGGTCAAAGCCCTTTACTGTCACTAGGCTCGATCAGGTGTTCTCTGGGGACGATGTAGGTATCGTACAGATCAACAGAACGGATCAACTAGGTGGTATGCAGTCATCTACTATCACTAACAACATGCAGGAGCTATACGCTGGCTTGGCGAAGAACATAAGCTGCTCTACTAGCATACGTGCTAAGGAACAGATGCGATATTTCTTCGATCGGGAAGCCGTAGTGGCCTCTAGGATAGCCTACCAGTCAGCTAACGGTAACGACACTGTACGCTATGGTATGACAACCCTTAAGCTGGACCACTCTGTAATCTGTGTGTCCACAGGTGAGGACGCTTTCGGAGTCGAAAGGACTTGGTTTGGGTGCGATGATGGCTACGTGTACGAAATGGATATAGGTACTACCTTCGATGGTCAGTCTATAGACAGTACAGTTAAGCTGGCATTCAATCACTTAGGTGGCACTGCACAGAAGAAGCGCTTTGAGGGTATCACAGTAGAAGCTAGAGCTAACGGCCCTACTACTGTACAGACTTGGCACTCACTCAATGATGGCAGTAAGACCTATAGCTCTCGTGACCTGTACTACAGGAACGGTGGCACAGCCCTATACAACAAGGCTAAGTTCGGCACAGCTCTCTTCAATTCTGAGCGACTTGGCAGGGTCAAGGCTAAGCTCAAGGGCACCGGCTATAACATACAAGTAATATTCAACCGTGAAAGCACCACTGAGGCTCAAGTAACCCTCACTGGCTACTCAATGCGATACACTCCGAGAGGCAAGGTAACCTTATAATGGCAGACTTACTACAACCCACAGTAAATTGGGCAGCTCAAGTAACAGTTGATGCTGATGATATTAACTTGGCACAGAGGGAAGTTAGTGCAGCTTTCGCTAAGTTGGGCGAAGCTCACCCCGAGTTTCGGCAAGGGGTGGGTGGTACGTTTTCTGTAGGTACACCCGTAGAGCAACAACACGCAGTGAATACGACTGCCTATGATCTTACCGTTGGAATAGATGTGCAGGACAGATTGGATGCGCTTATTATCAGGGTAAGTGCTCTTGAGCCAGCAGTCGCTACGGCTGAATTCAGCTTAAAGAACACCATCGTCATACCATGGACCGGTGGCATCGTTGGAGACGAGCTAGCAGTCTGTAAGTTGTATGGTAACTCTGTAGGCGTTCAATTTGGCGGCTCTAATGCAGCAATAGGCAACGGTGGCTTGAACACGGGATCCCACTACAAGTTCTACAACAGAAGTGGTCTTGCCCACAGCTCCTCTAATTACGTCTATGATGCGGCATGGGACATACCAGCGCGTGCCGTATACTACGACTATAGTCACCCATCGCTGGTCAGTGATGTGTTCGCTGCGCTTCAGATCAATACGCTATATCAGGGCTACTATCCTCGGCAAGTGGCGATGATGGCGTGGGGCAAGAACAGCGGTTGGGTACCAAAGCAGACTTCCCTTGGCTTGATTGCATCCGTTTCACCCTCAAGCAGACAGTATCCTAAAGGCCTTAAGCTCGCTAGGGACTCAAGCTACGGGGCTTTCGGTTACTACAACTATGGCGGCTCAAAGAATATGCTTCACATTGACTTGTTTCAGGACAATGGCGGCAGTGGTGCCTTTAGCTTAGTCGATAGCTACTCTGATGCTAGGATAGCTAACTACGGTAACAACTTCGGGTCAGAGGTAATGGCAATTTCCCCATCTGGAACTTGGATAGTCTGTGGGACACCCTTTGCTAAGGGCGGAGCTACTATGACTGGTGACGCTCAGGCTGGTTACATAATGGTACTCAAGCGTGTAAGCACTTCGCTAGTGCTCAGCGGGTATTTCAACGATTCCTCAGGTGGCACTAATGAATACTTCGGCTCGTCTGTTGAGTTCGTAGGTGAAAACAACGAATTCCTTGTAATGAATAGACTCGGTGAGACCATAAGGTTCTGGTATGACGATGATGATGATGAGTGGCAACAAGGATCTAAGGAAGGACCTTTGGGGACCTTTTCGTACATCAATGCTTATCAGAGATGTGGGGCCAACGAGTACGACAGCATTTACCCATATCACCACTACTATGAGTCCGGCCCTGGTCAGGTGTTCCAAGATAACGCCAATACTCCAGTGGTAGTCATTGATAGCCCAGTGGCTCCCGATGGAGACACAGGCACTCGATGGACCCCATGGGGCGGCTTTGACATAGCTGACGGTGAATACGGGGAAGCATACGCTGTCGTATGGCAACTGATGGACGAGAGCGCCTCTAACTTAAATTTCGATATGCCAGAGGTAGGCTCTGATACTTACATTCAAATATACGACAAGACTTCGTAAGGAGGCCTTATGGCTAATATATTCAACGTCTTCAAGGTCTTTAGACCAGCGACAACAATACTTGCGGACGACTGGACCCAGATGCAACTGGCTCTGGTCGCTTCCTTTACTAAACTAGGTGACGCTAGGTCAGATGCGTTGAAGGGTGTTAATACGCCTTTCGCCTGCTCTGACCCAGTGAACCCCACGGACGCCGTTACAGTACAATACATGAATTCTAACGTCAGCGCTGCCGCACAGACAGCTCTTGATGCACTGGAGGTACGAATTGTAGTTCTGGAGAACGCTCCGTGACCCCTGATGACGGCAGGCTGAGAGCTATTGAAGCTCAGCTTGTTAGGATGAACGATAAGTTTGACAACATCATACGGTTAGAAGAGAAGCACAACGGCCTCTCTGACCGTGTGGACGGCCTAGGTGACCGCGTTCACAAACAAGGGAACATAATTATGGAACTACAGCAAACATCGCTGATTAACTCTAAGACCCTTGGGGGCTACGAGCGATTCCTATGGGTAGGTGTATCCGCGTTTTTCGCGCTGTGTACTTGGGTGGTTAGGGATATAATATGATGGAGATTAACTAATGGCTACACCAACAACTTATGGCGGCGGTGCTATGGGCGCACAAATCCGCACTCAGTCAGGTAATGGAACCAAGCGAGACGATAGCCCTATGGCTAACGCTATCCGCGCTAAGGTAGACATAGCTGACCAAGGCAACAACATTGTTAAGGAAAACACTACCACCCGTGGAACCACTGCGGAGAATGGCGGCGTACCTACAGTAGACAGCGCTGAGCTCTACACTGTGGATGAGTCCACCGATATGGTAAGTTCGCACCTCGACAAGTACACCGATATGAACGACCCCTTGATGAAGCGTATCGCTCAGAAGGGTAGGGATGAAGCAGCAGGCCGTGGGCTGTCTAACAGCTCCTTAGCGGCACAGGGTGCCATGGGGCAGGTTCTTGATAAGGCTGGTGAGTGGGCAACTACTGACGCTAACGCCTACAACAACCGCAAAACGGAGTCCTTGCGAGCAGTCACAAGCAAGTATGGTACTGACGTTAGCGCTGACGCTTCTAAGTACACAGCTGATATGGGCTTAGCAGGGACTAAGGCTAGCGCCTTGGCATCTGTAAGGTCCTCTGAGATCGCTGGTGCGGCACAGGTTAAGGCATCTAGTATCCAAGCAGCTGCCTCAGTGAGGTCCTCACAGATCTCTGCAGCCGCTCAGGTTAGGGCTCAGTCTATCGCAGCTACTTCCAATGAGAAGATCTCTGCAGCTGCTGAAGCTAACAAGCTAATTGGTCATCAGGTTGACCTAGTATCGTCTGTCCTTGACTACAAGTCACAGCAGTCTATCGCAAAGATACGCTCACAGGACCTCGACAAGGGTAACAAGGCTACTGCCTACTCTTCTAACCAAGGTGCCTTTATGACTGGAGTAGCTAACATAGACCAGACAGCCAGTGGACCCACACAGCAAGAGCAGTATGACCGCCTTGAGACTGTGTTCAACACAGGTAACGCAGCAATAAACGCTTGGAGCTAACATGCAATTAGTCGCAGCCCTACCCAGCAGAATACCGGAGATACAGAAGCTAATCATGGCTTCCCTCAGGGAACAGACCAGAGCCACCATAGACGAGGATGCTGTTAACCAGTATGTCTCTCGAATGGTGCGTGATGATCACCAGCTGTGTGTAGTGGCCTGCATCAATGGGAGGGCCAAAGGTGTGGTCATTGGTGAAGTGGGGTCACACCCGTTCGCCAAGGGCCTTATAGCTGAGGACTCTTTCATCTATATCAAGCCAGCCTTCAGGACACCTGAGGCGATGTACAGTCTCACAGAATGCTACGCCTTTTGGTGTATGCGTATACCAAATCTAATAGTATCTACACTGGGCACAAGCCAGCTGGGTACTGCACAGTCCGTTGAACCAGCCGCTGAACGCGAAGGGTATACGGCGTGTACCACATACATTAAGGAGCATAGCTAATGGGATTCTTTTCTAAGCTAAAGAAAAAGGTCAAGAAGGTAGTAAAGGTAGTAAAGAAGATCGTCAAGTCTAAGATATTCAAGGCCATTGTCATAGCGGCTCTGGTTATATACACAGCAGGGGCAGTGTCTGGGGCCTTAGCGGCTTCTCAGGCGGCTGCAGCTACGGCGGCATCCTCAGCTACAGCAGCAGCAGCAAGTGCAGCAGCGGTCCCTGTGTTGTCTACAGCGGCCACTACAGTAGGAACAGGACTGGTAAGCACAGCAGCAGCCACAGGTACTGGCATCATGGGCAGCATAGCATCTGGAGCAGCAGCTCTTGGTAGTGCGGCAGTCGCCAACCCCGGAATCACCTCAGCGCTTCTCACCACTGGCGGACAGATGTTGTCTGGTTATGCTGGTGCCAAGGCTGAAGAAGAAGCCGAAGAGAAAGAGCGCGATCGTCTGGACAAGAACGGTTCATACAAGCTGCGTATGAAGGGTCGAGACGGAGGTGGTAGCCAGTCTACCTCATCAGGCGGAGACGGCGGTGTAGAGAATGATTCAGGTAATGTACAGACAGATGCAGGTGGCAATACCCAGTACGCTAACACACCCGTCCAGAACATCTCTAACGTAGAGAAGATGGAGGGTCAGAAGTATTACGACACCTCCACTAACTCATACAAGGGACGATAACATGAGCCTATTAGCACGCATAGCGGAGTCCCAAGGGGCTGCGAAGGCAAATAAGCAGAGCGAACAGGTAGACGCTGAAGTAGCAGCGACTAAGCCAGACGCAGGACAGGTAGCTGCTGAGGGCCGTAACGCCTACAGCCAAGCTATCGCTGAAGGCGCTGATGAAGAGCTAGAAGACGAGGCAGCTGGCCCCGAGGAGCAGAAGAAGTTCACTGAGATCGAAAGGGCTATGGCCGAGAAGATCTACGGGCAGGCTGCCAGCAACGAGATCGTCAAGGCCATTCAGGTTGGTGGAGACGTAGTAAAGAACGTCGGTACGCTAGCCAACCAGATGATGGAGACTATGGTAGAGGAATATGGTGAGCTTGAAGACGAGCTACACATGGCCCTCATTGAGACTGCAGTTGAACAGATGGTTGACCTAGCCGAGAGTGCTGACGATACTATACAGCTTAACGATGACCAGATGGCTGAGGCATTCTCCATAGCAATCACTGATTACACAAAGGCTCACCCCGATGCTGTAGACAACGAAGCCATGAACGGCTTTAGCGCTGGAGCGGCACCTGCACAGACAGGTGGACGTCCTAATGCTGAAGTCACCAACGAGAACCAAGGGGAACAACCTAAGCCAGATCAGGCAGCAGTAGCTGGTGCGGCTGAAATTGAGAACACATCCCCACCGATAGCGAGGATATAACATGGCTAACTGGGCAGCAATAGGTGCACTAGGCACCGCAGCACAAGGAGCTGGGAACTACTTCGGACAAGTTAACTCCCAGAAGATAAAGGATGATCGTCTGGCGCAGGCCCGTGGCGAGTTCATTGAGGACCGCAACCGCGCAGAAGGTAGGGCAGACCAGAAGGTTATAGATGATCGAGCGTACCAAGAGAACCAGAAGATCATAGATGCACAGACCAAGGCGGATCTACGAACAGCCAATATGCAAGAAGACCAAGACTTCAAAGTAGCTAATCCTACTATGACAGGTGCCAACGTCAAGGGAGACAATGGGAACATCTGGAAGATCGACAGCAACGGTGACGAGTTCGACACTGGGCTGAAATACGACGCTAACGAAGGTATACCTGACAACTTTAAGATGGCCGGTACTATACAGAAAGGTATAGCCGCCCTCGACAAGCGCCTAGGGTACACTGAGGCTAAGTTTGGCTACGATAAGCTACTCTATGCAGCTAAGGAAGGTAACGCTATCACTGACGTCGCTATGGTCTTCTACACTATGAAGGCACTGGACCCCACCTCTGTTGTACGTGAGAGTGAGTTCAAGACAATGGCTGAGGCTCGTCAATGGTTCTCTGAGTATGGTGCTAAGGAAGGTAACGAAGGCTGGACTGTGCCCTCAATAGTTGCCTCTGTTATGCAGAAGTCACAGGGTGACGGTACACTGTTACTTGAGCAGCGAGAACAGATGGTGGCGCTTGCAGCTGACGGCTTTAGGAATGTAGAAGCAGACTTCCAGAGCAAGCTTAAGCCCTTTGAAGCACAGATCAATAGTTACGGGGTCCCAAGGGATCAGACGGGTATTGATTCATTCGACATAGGGTCCTCATGGGCTACCGACAAACCAGCAGCAGAAGCTAGTCCTTATGACAACATGCCCAAAGGTATGACCCCTCAGGAGTTCGACGACTACATGCTAACGTGGGAAGCAGATAAGCCGGAGTTGCCATAATGAATTACAAAGAGTACCAGAGACGGCAACAGTACCTAGAGTATCAAGCAGCACAGTCCAGTGGTCCCTCAGAAGAGGAACGTCAGGCTCAGATCCAGGCTGACACAGATGAGATGATGGGTACTGCGAGCTACACTGGGGGCGAAGGCTTCCGTGAGAGCGCACAGGACTTCGTAGGGAACGCTGCGATTGCCACAGGACGTGGTATGAGCAACATGGTAGACAACGTGAAGGATGGGTACTACAGGGCTACTGGTAATGAGGATGCCCTGTCTGCACTTAACTCTAGGCGTGAGAAAGAAGACGCACTGTATGAGAAGTTCCACAATGAGCAAAAGGCTATCTCCACGGTCGGACAGATCGTTGGAGAGACAGCAGCCATTGCACCTGTAGGCTTGTTAGCCCGTGGGGGCCTCTTGGCTGCACGTGGTGGCGCAGCTTTGACCCGTAACGCATCCTTTGGTGTCGCTGCAGGTGAGGGCTTAGCTACAGGTGTAGTGGGTACTCGTGGTGATATGGAAGATAGACTCAAGGGCGGCATCATTGAAGCTGGTCTTGGTGGCACCATGCAGGCAGTCGGTGACGGCGTTGGCGGTTACTTCCGTCAGGCTCGACAAGGCAAAACAGCCATGGCAGATGGTGTAGTAGCTGAGGAAGCTAGGATAGCTAAACAGCGTGCCCTCGTAGAAGAAGAGGGTGGCTACACACAGGACGTGGCTGACATGACTGGCTCACAGACTGCTATAGACTACCGCGACAATGCTCGTGGTGCTGGTGACCGTAGTACGTTAGAGTTTGAAGCTAAACAAGAGGCTGACATACAAGCTAAGGCTGAGGGCTTCGCGTCTGAGAACGGTGGGTTCCGTAGGACTGACATTGAGCAGGGCGAAGGGGTGCAGAAGGCACTCACGGACCTACGTGACGGAGACCTTAAGCAGGTTGATGAGGCGTACGACCTGTGGCGAGCTAGTCACGGATCGAATACCAAGGTAGACACTGGTGAATTCTTTAACACGCTGGATAGCGTCAAGCTAAACAGTAAGCAGAAGGAATTCAAGAAGACTATCGACAAGGTGCTAGAAGAGAACGGCGTCAAACCCGGAAAGCCTATGTCAATTGATCAGGTTGAGAATATCATCATAGATATTAACAGCCACTGGGATTCGGCCACCCCGCAGTTTAACCAAGCAGCAGGTGCCTACAAGGAAGCGCTCGATAAGTATGTGATAGACGGCTTTGGTGATATAACTAACCTGCCAGCTAACCATCCTGTGAGACTCGGTAAGGAAGCACGTGTCAAAGCTAAGGCTATGAACGACGCATGGAACCGTGGTGACATCCTAGACAAGATCACTAAGATCCCTAAGGGTAGCACGGAGCACTCACTGAGGGCACTGGACGGTATCAGAGCACTTAAGGCTAAGGGTAACTACAAAGACTTACGCAAGGTCAAGTTGATGTTGAACCAGACAGCTGAAGGTAGGCAGGTGTGGAAAGACATTGAAGCCAGCGAGATCTTTGAGGCCCTAGAGAAGGCCATGCCATCTATCAAGGCTCGTAAGAAGGCTGATGGATTACAGGATGTAGTCGATGGTAAAGCTTTCAACACCCGTATCAACAAGATGGACACTGAGAGCCAAGAGGTTTTGTTTGGTAAAGACAAGGCAGCTAAGATGCAGAAGGCAGCTGAGAGATGGAGTGAGCGTGGTCGTACCACAAGCACCAGAGGGCAGGCTAACGTAAGCGGCACAGCCAGAGCTGCACTACAGGGCGCCGTTCGACTAATGGCATCCCGTGGGGCTGGAGGTGACGTGCTCGCTACAGTACCTTTCATAGGTCAGTTCTTTCAGCGGCGTAACGCACGCAAGATCTCTGAAGCAGCACAGATGGGACAGTCTGGTAAGCTATCGGCTGAAGGTAAGATAGAGTTAGAGAATGAGCTCATCGAAGAGTTCAAGAAGAACCTATCTCCTGCCATTATTGATAGGCACAGTGGGATCATTAACAATCTGATAAGGAGTTATGTCCGTGGTGATAACGATGATACTGTTGAGTCTGATGCTGTGGGAAAGACCCAGCCGTAGATGAGCCAATAGATGAGAACACGGTTGAGCTAAGGAATGACTACGCTGGCAACCCCAGTGCTAGTCTTGACCAAGGCTTTGACCGTAGCTCTCCGGCCTCTACGGCTCCCAAGTGGAAGACGCTAACAGGTAAGAAAGAGTTAGCAGCAGCTACCTACTACGGTAAGGACGCCATAGCTAAGGTAGAACAGATGGAAGGACGTACGCTGACACTCGCTGAGAAGCGCGTGGTTGAAGAAGAAGCCTATGTGGATGGTATCTATATGGACACCAAGAACATAGCTACAGCAGGCGTAGGACAGACAGGGGACTATCAGGATATGTCCTTTGACGAGACCTTCAAGGCGCACGAGGATCAGGCTAAGGGATACTTCAAGGACTGGGACACCTATCCAGAGGATCTACAGGCTGAACTTATTGTCCTAGCATACAGGGGAGACCTTGGGTGGAGCAAAGACACGCGTGACCACATCATAGCGGGACGTTGGCAGGAGGCTAGTGTAGAACTACTAGACAATGACGACTATCGTGCAAGCAAGAAAGGGAATGGTTCGATAGCAGGACGGCTAGAAGATGGTGCCAGAATGTTAGCGAAACATGGAAGACGAGTGAAGATGAAGCCTTAAAGTTTTGGGGTGGTGGGCTTCCTCGGGTTTGCCATTCTATTTTTATCGAAAAAACAGATGAGGGTTTAGGCCCCATCTGTCTTTCGCTCAGTCGTTATCCTTAGGTACTAGCTTCAGTCCGTCCAGCACTTCATCTTCTATGTCCTCGGCAAAGTGCTCAGCTATGATGTCACCTATGGTCTGGTAGGTCATGCCATCTATCTCCAGTTCATCCTCATCCTCACCCTGCTGGATCAACTCCCACCAGCCCATCAGTACGTCCATGGCCTTGCCCTTCACTGTGATCCCATCGGGGAACATCGTAGTGATCATCAGGCTCTTGGTCTTGGGGGCACTGGTGTCCGGTATGATGCACATGATGGTGGCACTATGTATAGCACCTATACCATCGTCTAGCTCAATCCACATCAGTGGGGATATGTCTGTATCAGGTAGCTTCATTTCCTTCTCCTTACGCAAACTAGCCCCACCACTGCTGACATAAACAACCATAAGGCTGCTGGCAGGGGCACTGCGCTTACGTCAGGTGTCTCTATCACGGGGCAGTGGGGATTGCCTGTGTGCTGTCCGTTCTCGCATACTGCGGGGGGTAGGATCAGGTCATCAGGGTGAGTCCAATACTGCATCTCAGGGAACATATTAACTATATGCTCCTGCTGTGGGACGATGGAGCTAAGGTCTGGCTCGAAGTAGTTGTCCGGTGTGGGGTTCATGCTGCTCATAACATCTCCTTAAGTACACTAGCAGCTGGTCCGGTGCTTCTGTCATCCACAAGGTTACCGTGGGCCTTACTATCCATAAGCAGGGCACAGCAGGAGGCTACGTGAGCCACGTGGTTGAGCCCAGAGTCCTGCGCGTCATCCTCACCATCTTGGTAGGCATACAGGTGACGCAACATAGCACCAACGTATGTAGATACATTGATCTCCTCACTACGCCAGTTGTAAGCTCCGTACTTGGCCGCTCCGTCCTTTAAAGCGTAAGCTACCCCAATGCTAAGGGCTGGCGGTACGAGGTGGAGAGGGGCCTTTAAGGAGCCCACACGAGCCTTAGGGTTCCCGCTGCCATCGAACTTAGCAACCTTGCGGCCGCCCTTGTAGAAGCCCTCCTTGAACGGGGACTTATCCTGATACCACTCACGGGTGCCTACCTCTGGCTGGTCCTTACGATCCAGTCTGGTCCACTTAGGCTCAGGCACCTTAGCATTTATAATTGCTCGCACTGAGTCCCACTCATCGGGGGTTGGATCATTGATACTTCTCATAGCATATCCTCCGGTGTCCACAGGATCACTTCACCTGTGCGCTCGTTGTAATGGTCAGCTGTCAGTATGCGTGCACAACGTGCCTGCACTAACGCTTCATCTTCGTTTAGTCCTACGCTACCATAGGCCTCAAGCACTATGTCCCAGAGCTCTTCCTTGTCGCACAAAAGGACTTCCTGTGCGTACAGGCTCTTAGGCCCAACACCTGTTGCACCTTTGTATCCGTCAGTAGAGTCACCTACGATGGTCTGATAGCATAAGAATGCGTCAGCCTGTAGCTTAGTGATCTCTATCTCACCTACCTCTGGTCTGTGGGGAGCGTACAGGGAACCAGCTATGGTCCTCAGGTCCTTGTCCTCACTGATGATGATGGTGTCTATGTGGTTACCCTGTAGGATACCCAGCACGTCGTCACCCTCTAGGCCTAGGCGCACGTCCGTGTGATAGTTGAGCGTCATGTAGTCCTTCATGGCCTGAAGCATCTCAGGTCTACGGTCTACTGTACCAGCTCGGTTGGACTTGTAAGTGGGAAGTATATCCTTGCGGAAGTTCTTCTGCTTACAGGTCAGTGCCAGTATAGACCTAGTGCTACCTGTCATTGCCATCAGCTTATCTATCATCTCATCCACGTCAGCCTGCGCCTCGGACAGGTCACCAACAGTGCGTCCGAAGTCCGTCCAAGTCTCATGGCGAGCCGCTGCTTGAAACGCAACGATGTCTGCATCTATTAGTGCTGTCCTCATACCTTACTCCTAGTTCTGTAACGCTTCTTCTATCCAATCGTGATAGAGGTTAATCGGGGCTCTCTGGAACCAGTCCTGTGGTCTAAAGAATGTAGACTGAGGCTTTAGTTCTAGCTCACCATCTTCTGTGATGTACCGGCTGCACCCGCCCTTGGTATTCCATAGGCGCAACGGTAGCTTCGCCGTCCAGTCACCAACTACTTCCCATCGGGTCCACATGCAGGCATCATCCACAGCCTTAAGCAGCAGATCACCACCAGCATTGGGTGATCCAAAGGTAATCAGTGTGGCAGGCATGTACGATGCAGCTGCCAGCTGAGCCAGTTGTCCACCCGTACCATGACCCGTGAACATCCACGGCTTGGTCCTCTTATCATCGTAAGCCTGCGCGTAGTGGATGGTGTTGACTGCAGAATAGGCTGAAGGGCCTACGAACGCCCACTTGTCGTACAGAGGCTTAGAGATCTGGTAAGGGTTCTCATTCTGATCAGTCGGTGCATCCTTGATGGACTGCATGATCTGCTTGAATGTAACCTTACCGAGGTCTTGGTGCATGTCAAACACAGCCACGTTATGGCTCGGTGTATCTCCCACGTAGACCTTGACGCCAGACTTATCAACTGTCTCGATGTGGTTATCCATCAGGTTAACAACGCGCTCCATGGGCTTATCAGATGCGGCTGCCATACACAGGCGTGCTGCGTAGTAGTCCAGTCTAATGTTCTGCATCACACACTCCCTAAGCTTACGATGATTGTTAATAGAGCAACCACTATGGCTGCTGCTACCAGTGAGCACGTCACGCACTCCGTTACAATTTTGATCTTCTTACGAATGCTCATGCGTATACTCCTTTGGGTACATTTCTCGAGCTGCCCAGTCGTAGCACTCTTGTGCTTCTACCTTGGCTGCCTCGGGGTCATTGGGATACTTTTCTTTGGCGTATGATGTGCAGATCTGAGCCAGCACACCGTTACCGTTTGCTACGTCTATAACTACGGCCTCGTGACCATCGGCCCCTGAGCCTAGCGCCATAACCACGTAAACCACTATCGCCAAAGCCATCCATAGGAATATGTCTTTCATATACCTTCTCCACGTTGTCTTCGATGTACTCCGCTGCTTTGCGTAGTATGTTGGGGTTGTCGCTAAACGTACCTAGGCCTGTGTTGCAGTGGCTGCACAGCAGTCCACGGACAGCACCGTGTGTGTGGCAGTGATCCGTGTGTACACCTTTACCCATAGGGGGTAGGTCTACCTCACAGATCACGCACCGTCCGCACTGATCAATAAACATCTGATTCCACTGATCCATAGTGATGCCGTACCTACGCTGAAAGTCCTCACCTAGCCTGCAAGTCTTGCAGTAGTGCTGCAGACCAAACTTCTTCCCCTTACTCTTATGGAACTCAGAGGGCAACTTAACCATGAGGCACTTACTGCACTGCTTAGTGAGTCTCGGCCCAGTTTCTTCCAACCTTGGATTCTCCATCTATAGCCACCCTCAATTTTAGTATCTCACCAGCTTTGTTAAAAGCTTTGAGTGATTCATCAGCTACCAACTGGGGTAGGTCTCCATCCTTCACCTCGACCTGCCATTCATCGTGCACATTGGCAACGAACTCATAGTCCACACCGGCCTCCAGGCCAAGCCGGGCAAGGCTTTCATCCAAACAGACAAGTGCCTGCTTCATAATGATAGCCCCCGCTGACTGCAGCAGAGCGTTTAGCGCTGAGTGTTCGCTACGTATAGGCACAAGCCTTCCGTCCAATCCCTTGATGACCTTAGTCGCTTTAGCTTTCGCCTTCACGTTGTCCTCTAGGGTCTTAAGGGCAGGGAGGTTGGCCTTGAATGCCGTCCGACTTTTTCTGCCATTTTTGGGTGAGGGGTTGTCCCTACCTTCATAGGCCGCGAGGGCTGCGCCGTAGTGAACACCAGACAGAGACTCACCAGCACCGTACAGGTAACCATACGTCCACGTCTTACCAAGCGCTCTAGCTTGCTTGTGGTTAGGATTGTTCTTATCCATAGGACCCTTTGCGATACCGATAGCCTGCAGGTTGAGCCAGTGCACGTCACCACCTACAACTTCTGCGCTATACGCGCCATCGTCATAGAGAGCCATGTAATGCCCCAAGCAGCGCAGCTCCAGACCACTAGCGTCACTACCAACAAGAACATAGCCACTACCTGCAGTGTATAGGCTCCTAAATGCATGGCCGTATGCAGCCCCGACAGAAGGTGTGTTCGCCACGTTAGGATTGCTGTGAGTACACCGCCCAGTAGAGGCACCATTTGTCTTAACACGTCCATGAACACGTCCATCATCTTTCACCTTCCTTAGGATCGCTTGGGTCCCGTGGGACAGTTGACCTAATCGCTTAGCGATCACGAGGTACTCTCGGAGCGCAGCTATAGGAGGGTAAGATAGTGTTGCTAGGATCTCATCAGTACATGAGGGCTCACCGGTCGCAGAGACAACCGTAGGGACCCAGCCGTACAGCGCCATAAGACGTGCGGCTATCTGTGCAGTGGAACCTGCGTTGAACGTGCAGCAGCGTACCTTAGTGAAGGCAGCGCCTGCAGTCTCATGCCGTGGGCCGTTCTTGACCTTAGGCATCCTGTAGGCAACCTCAGGGTCAGCCCCAGTGCTGTCCGCCTCATACCAGCGAGGGAATTGCGCCTGTAGCTCATCTTCTAGCTCTGCCTGACGGACCAGCAGCTCTTGCTCCAACCGGCGGCCAGCTTCCACGTCAAGGGTGAACCCTCGGCGCTCCTGTCGGGCCATGATGGTAGCGAAGGCGTGCTCTAGGTCTAGGCACTGCTGGCTGTACTGCTTGCTCTCTAAGAGGCCCACAAGAGCTGCAGTGACCAGTACATCCTGTACACAGTAGTCATCCATGCGTGAGGTCCAGCCCACGAGCTTCCACGCCATTGAGACTGAAAGATCTAAGCCTGTCTCAGTGCGGGGGTCGTAGTCATCTTTGAACTCACCCAAACGGATGCCCCAAGCCTTCAGGCTGTGGCTGCCTATAATACCACCCATCTTCTCTGGGGTAGGTGACCATTTGCCTAAAATCTTCCATCCACCGGCCTTCCGTGCCATAAAGTCTTTCTCTTTGAGATCTGGAAAGATTACGGAACTCATTACGATTGAATCTTCCAAAATCGGATTTTGTCCATTTTTCCATGAGGGGTAAAGCTTGTCTAGGACCTGATAATCGTACCCAATCCCGTTATGCGCTAATACTCGATCTGCAGCACCTAAGCGTGCAACGCCCTCAGCAACCGTACCGGCACATTTGTACCCGTGGTCGTTATAGCGCTCTACGTCCTTATCACCATCTGTATCAAGTATGTGGACGCAGTGTATGAACTCAACGGTGTCTAACAAGCCGTCTGTCTCTAAATCGAATATTAGCATTTTCTTAACTCCTCAATGAGCCGTCACTCCGATACTTAGATCGTAAGTTCAGCGAACGTGTAACTCTCTTTTCTATAGCCTTCTTAGCTTTCAACCACTGATCCATATTCACGTAGTCGATGTACTTCTCGTTCATTTCCTTAACGTGGTCCTCATACTCACCAACGAGTATCTCTACCACTTCATCTTTGATGCGTACCATCTCAGCATCGGTGACGCTTTCATGGGACCGGTTATGGTCCTCAATCAGCGCCACCCTATGGTCAGACTTTACGCTCACTTAGAGAGCCCACTGATAACCGATGCAGTGAAGGTGACCACGTAGATCACGGCCCACGTTGAAGCGATGTAGATCACGGCTGGTGGGTACAGTGTGCATGCTAAGATTCCGATTGCTAAAAATATCATTAGGTCTTCTCCATATCTGATTGATAGTGCGGGGTTGATTTGGACAGGGCCTTCGTTAAGGCCTCTATCTGCTTCTCTAGTAACCTACGACGACGGTAGTTGCCCCAAGCGGCCACAGGTGATGGTAAGGCTATTCCAACTGCAATAGCGAATGCCAACACGAGCCACAGCGGGTACTCCTGCACGTCATTGTAGATCTGCTCTACGGTGTCTGATTCATACCGAGTGGTACTGCTGTCACCGGTCTGTACCTTAACCATATTATCCTCGTCGATTGCTGTCTCGTGCTCGCCACCCATAGTGCTATCCACGCTAATAGGCGTTACGGATAGCTTAGGTAGAGCGCCACAGGCGCCCATGGCGAGCAGTACAGCGACGAGTAAGCCTCTACGCCAACCCACGGTCTTCCTCCCGCGCAGGTTCATACTGCGATATAATGGAGCCCTTAGGATGCTCAAGCGTTAGCTTGTCACCGCCAACGGCAACGTCACAGAACTTATCCCAAGACTTCATCGCGCTATCACGGGTTGCGTACTGCAGGGTCCTAGGTCGCCTGCCTTCGCGCTCATACTTGATTGTATACATTAGAACTCACCTCCGTATGAGACAGCATCAGTGCTATCCCCATGGTACTTAGCGATCTCCTCAGCTGACAGTTCATACTGCAGCCCCTTGACTACCCTCAGAGTCGTAACGGTCTTCACGAAGGCGTCCTCAGCCTGTGTGTTCCGCTCGAATCCTATCATGTAGTGTCCCCACTGAGCTATAGAGCGGGAGCCCTTGAAATGCCGCGCCATTACCCTGCCGCCCTCTTCGTGAGGTTTACCCTCGGGGGTCGCTAGGTGGCTGACCACGTAGAGATTGATATCGCACTCTTGGCAGAGGCTGCTCATCTCTTCGGTCATGGCTTCAATGGCTCGCCGCTCGTCTTCCGCGTGAGCTACAAGTGCTGTGATGTGGTCTACCCAGAAGTGCTTAACACCCTTAGTAGATAGCCACCTGATGTTATCAGATATGGCTTCCCAGTCCTTACCACCGAAGTGGTCGTACAGGTCCACGTCGTACAGGTTGATCAGGTCGTCTACTGCAGAATTCAAATCATCCTGCGTGTAGTTTCCAGCGTCAGGTGGCAAGTGGAACATCTTCCCGACTAGCTTACCTGCAAGGCGCTTACCGGTCTCGACGACAGGCTGCTCCAGAAGGAACAACGCAGTCTTCTCACCCAGCTTAGCGTCCGCTACGATCTGTTGTAAGCACCAGTCGGTCTTACCGATCCCAGTGCCAGCCCCGATGAAGTAAAGCTCACCAGCACGCCGTCCGTAGGTCAGAGCGTTCAACTGAGGCATTCCCCAAGGGAGGCCCCACTCTACTGGCTTAGACATAGCTTCTTTCAGACTGCTTAGCTTGATGATTCCATCGGGGCTCCAAGGCTGTGCATTGAAGATTGCATTGATGATCTCTTTACCGCGTCCCGCCTGCAGCATATCGTTAGGATCCTTAAGAGGAAGGCTAGCGATCTTTGCGTTGGGGAACAGGGTAGTGAGCTCACGTGCACATGCCGCACCAGCCTCATCTTGATCTAGCATAAGGATTACTTCCTTAAAGCTATTGATGTAGTCACGAGAGCGACCACACACGTCCATGGCTGAGTCCACGCCGTTAGGCAGGGAGACCACAGGATACTTGTTACCTTGTATCTGGCTTACTGAAAGGGCGTCAATTTCACCCTCACAGATGACAAGCTTTAGGCCACCAGCAGGCCATACGTTTTGGAATATGAGCCCAGCGTTCTTCGTGTCACCAACGTACCGAAAGTCCTTGTTAGCCATGCGAACCTTCGCTGCTACAGGAACTCCGTCTTGGTCCGTGACGTGTACTAGCTGAGCCGTCTTAGGTACCCAGTTGTCATCCTCGCCTTTGACAAAATAAGAGCCCACGCTATAGCGCATCTTCTTACAGGTCTCAGCTGAGATTCCACGGGCGGTCAATGGGAGGTAATCGCCAAGGTTAGGCAGTTTGGCCTTCTTGGTTGCGTTGCCTTCACCTCCAGGTGGTACTACGTAGTCTGCGTCAGCAGGCTCCCAGTGCTTACAAGTACCTGTAAAGCAGTGAGCCCCGCCGTCAGCGTAACGTGCAAGGTTGTCCTTACTGCCACACTTGGGGCATGGTTCATGTGCTATACAGGCCATTGTTTTCTCCTTAGGGCTTCAGGGTCTTTGGTGGAGTGAGTGGATTTGGTGGCTTCTTAGGCTTTTTCTTTCCACTAGCCTTGTCTTCAATTTCTTGTATTTGCCTTTTCCTTGTCTTACCAGTAACTGCGTCTATAAAAGTTTGTATAGGCATTTTGTTTTCCTTTAGTTTAAGTTAAGTCATCAAGTGATATCATTACGTCATCGAATTCCCCCAGCTTTCGACCCACGGAGTGTGCCAGCATAAAGTCCCACGCCAGTTGAAAGTCCCGCTTATCATCCCCTGTCTTAGACACATGGTGAATAACATCGCAGCCCCAGACAACAGTATAGCCATACGCTGTCTTCTTTAATTCGTACAGTTTGCTATAGCTCATCGTAATCTCTCCTCAGCGTGTTGCGGGTTGTTGCCCGTACAAGGTGCCGTGACACGTACCTGCTGTGTTCCTTAGCGGGTGCATATATCTCAACCATCCATTCCGCTATCAGGTCGATACTTGCCTCTGGGTGAGCCCTGCGGATCTCAATGGCGGTCCCTTGGATATCTGATAATAGCGTCATGGTGTACTCCTAGTTAAGTTGACTCATGTAGTATCTTACTCGGTTGAGGTGGCGTACTGAATCAGCCACTTCACTGCCCACAGGTACCACGATGCCCAACTCGGGGATCTCGAAGGTAGCGTCAGGGTCTGACATCCTGTGGGTGGGCTTGTCCGAATAACTCATTACTGAGCCATAGCCGTTCCACTCATCTGTCTTATCATCTTCGTACTCTGGCAGCAGGTAGCCGTAAGAGAACGGAAAGACAGGGGTGAGTGTAGCACTCTCGATGTTATGCTCTAAGCCAAACAGGTGACCCATCTCGTGGATGAACGTAATGCTGGCGCGCTCGTAGTACCTAGTGGTCTCAGTGGTGTTGAACTCTTCACCAACGTGACACTGTGATACACCTCTGCGCTTCTCAGGGTCTGACCGGTCGTTTACCAGTGACGCAACGCCACAGGCCCACGGCTCAGCTGCCCTATCCTTGAACAAGAATGAGAAGTCAGCGTCGTTAGCGTTCTCCACGTCTTCCAAGCCCCTGAACTCACCACGGGCTCCAGTGAAGTAGCGGTACTGGCGTAATAGATCACCAGCTGCAACGTCTACCATGTGGATCCCTGCGACCTGCAGGACGATGTACACGCCAGACTCAGCGTAGATAGCGTTAGCAAAGTCGTATTGCTTCTTAACGAACTCCTCAACAGTCAGGCCGTTCAGCTCTACCTTGGTATCTACCACTGCCAACACGTCGATCAATGCAATCTCAGTGTTTTCAGGGTCATAGGGGTAGCTCTGAGGGCCACTCGTGGGCACACCGTCACAGGTGATATAGGGGAACTCTGAGAGGCCCGTATCGCTCGCTACAGTGAGGCACTCAGTAGGCTTACTCATCTGTACTGGCTCCACGGGAATTACCACAGGAGGCACTACAGGAGGCACTACGACCACTGGAGGCACAACAACTGGTGGCTCTACGACCACTGGGGGTATATCAACTACGGTCCGTGGCTCGAATGCACCACCGCCGCCGCCTCCACAGCCTGCTAGGGCTGCAAAGGATGCTGCTACTATAATCGTCTTCATAATAATCCTCGTTATGGAAGCTCGCAGGATCCTCCAGCACACGCTAGCTCTTGGCTGCCTATGGTCTGGTCATCACTTTCAAATGCTTCTAGGTCCGCCACGTTGAACGCCGGTAAGGCCTTAACAGCTGCCTCATAGGACTCCTTGCCTATCTCTTGGTATGGTGCCTGAGCGTAGGTGTGCTCTGATACTGGTAGCAGGCTAATGCCGCTAAGTAGATCAAAGTTGTCCCACATCCAAGCGCATACGTGCAGAAACTCATCATCTGTGTAGTAGACAGTGATAGAGGGCTTGTGTTCACACCAGTGCTCTTGGTAGGTTTTCCAAAGCTTTAACTGCTCTAGGGCTCCTACATCCTTCACGGTCTTGCCCTTTGGAGCCTTGACGGGAAACGAGAAGACCAGCGTGCTGTCTTTCGTAACGTCTGTCTCACAGGGGAACCCTACCTTCTCCATATACTGAGCCAACGGGTCATTCTTATCCGCGCGTACAGTTCTTATATAGTATGGGGCAAAGCGTGGGTGGATACCAGAGGCGCTATTCACTAGCTGACTTACTGTCCCACTGGGCTTCACACAGGTGATAGCAGCGGCCTGCTTAATGCCCATCTTCTCTGCGTACTGCCGGTTAACTATGATAGCTACTCCACGGAGCTCTGAGAGCCACTCTGCACACCGATCTGTGGGCTTAGAGAGTACGGGATGGTCCATTATGCCGGTCAGTGAGAGACCTAACAGGGCCTCCTCAGCTGTGTTGTCGCTCCACACTTTGCGAAGATAGCGGAAGTTCGTGAGTGATGCCTGCACAGTTCCCATTATGGTTGCTATACGGACCTTACGGGTCAGATCCTTAATGGTGTCCTCAGGGCGTATCACTACCTCCGTCAGGTTACAGAACTGGTTGGGCCGTAGGATGATCTCACTGCAGGGGTTAGTACCCCATGCGTGTCCTGTCTCACGGCGTCCATTCTTAGCTACAATAGCTTCGCATGCCATACGGGAGAACATGCCGCGTTCACCGCTCTTGCTCTCGTGGATAGCTTTCATCTCGGAGAGGAAGAACTCAAATGCTGGCTTTTCATTGTATGACGCGGAGTTATTTGCTAGCGCACGTTGTGGATTCTCCAGCCACCAGAGGCCTGTCTTAGCTCCACGGAGCTCAAAGCTATTAGGATCACTTAGCGATATCAGTGCTGACCTACGGACACCTCCGACTACGATAACCTCAGCGATCTTACACACTAGGTCATGGCACTCAAGGGCCGTAAGTCGGCGTCCCGCTGCTTTCTTAAAGGTCTCCACAGCGTACTCAAAAAGGTCCACTAGGGGCTGGGGACCAGAGGCCCTCCCGCCGAAAGTTTTTAGGCGTGCTCCGGGACCTCTAACTTTGGACACGTCCCACGAGGGCACAGAACCCGCGTACAGAGACGCTATGAGCTCCTTAAGGCTAGCGGCCCAACCTATTTTAGAGTCCGCTACGACGATTACAGAGGCTGTGAGGTGGTGTTCCTCAGCTACCATGGGTAACTTGTCGATACCTGCCTGCTCCACACTGAATCCAACACCAGTGCCACACATTAGTATGTACATGGTCTCGTCAAATGCACGCACGTTGTCTATAGGGAGATAGGCGCAGTTGAATCCTGCTACGTTATCCCGCGTGAGTGCAGGACCTGCAGTCATCAGGCAGCGCATAGATGGCATCACGTGGAGGCCTTCGATGGCACTGTGGATCTCATTAAGATCCCTATTGCTTAGCCCTTCTGGAGCCTCTGCGGTCCAGTAGTCAGTGTAGCGTGTTACTGTCTCGCTCCACGTTTCACGGCGGGAGTCCTCAGGACGCCATCGGGCGTATCTGCTGGATGCAATGAACTTCTGATACTCATCCATTAGATAAGTCCTCTCTGGTTAGTATTGGGTTAATTCCTTTCTTAAGTTCATGCCACATGGTTAGTCTGGCATTTGGGTATTTCCGCAGCATCATCCTGCTAATAAATTGCACAGATAATAGCTGGTTTCTGTAGTAGGATCTGGCTGATGGTATCCCATCGTCCGTGTATCCTCCTTCAATAATTATGACAATAGAGTTGTGGCCGTATCGTGGTAAAAAGTTTCCTCGCTCATCGTCAGGGACCGGTGTGGTCACGGTACCTTCAGCGTTAATGTAGAAGTGCATTCCGTCCTCATCCGTGAAGGGCTCATCGGGCGCGGTCATGGTGCTTCCTACGACGACATAAAGGACCTCATCTGGGTCTAATTTTGCGCGCCTCATTTTGCTTCTTCCCTGTCTTTAGCTGTCTTTAGTTTATGGCAAGGCTTACAGAGTACCTGTAGCCCACTTGACTCGCAGTAAAGTCTCTCTACGAATCCTGCTAGATCCTCATAGCACCGGAGACTACCGGCCCTGACAATGTGATCTACCTCTACGTTTTTCCCTTCAAAGCTACCCTTACAAGCCGCGCACCGAAACTCTACTCGGTGGCGTCCTGCGGTTGCTTTAGGTTTAGGGTGCTTAGCCTTAGCTAATGCTGCGTAGCGACTAGCGTACTTGAGAGACCCAGAGCGCAGAGCGCCCCGAATCTTACCCCAGTATGCAGCCTCGGTCAGAGTCCCATCACCCCGCGTACGGGGCACTCTGGGCTTAGGCATCAGAAGTCCTCAACATCCGCTGTGTCTTCCTGAGACTCAACCTGGGCGGGGGCTGCAGCCATTTCAGCTGACTCATACCCGTCCTCAACGTCGAAGCCATCAGAGCTATCTGCAGATCCAGACTCGAGCTCAATCACCTGAACGGCGAACAGACGGCAAGATACGCCACCTTTCTTGAGTCCAGCTTGGAACCACGGCATTAGCTCAGTCTGCAAGCGTAATACGGATCCGCCCCAGATATCGACACCTTCAGCAAGGGGCTTCTTCTTCGCGTCAAAGACAGGAAGATTGTGGACCCAAGCTTTGCCGTCAGGATACTGTCCCTGTGCCTTGCGCTTGAAGTTTACAACGTAGCGTCCGTCCTCGGTGCCATCATCGTTGTAGCTCTTAGCAAACGGCAGGAAGAGCTCCATGTTAGCTATCGTTTCCTTAAGCTTAGCAATCTTAGCGCCTTTAGCGTCAGCCAACTGAGCCTTAAGGTCACCCATACCCGTGTCAAACGCGTTCTGCGCTTCATTCTTCAGCATATCAACGAAAGCCTGTACGCCTTCATCAGCTGGGTCTAGGATCAGTCCACACTTAAAGGCGTGGTCACCTTCGTACTCGTCAGGTGTGATCAGTTTAGGGTACGGGGCTGCAATGCCTCGTGGTGATACTACTTTCTTAAGCTTCTCTCTTGCCATGTTTCTATACTCCTCGGTTCATCATTCGTACATAGTCACCAGCTTGCTGGCGGTTAGGGTTTTCACACACCTGAACACCATCTAAGAAGATGATGTACTGCATGGTGTCTCTGTCGTAGTTCATAGTGTACATAATGTATTCCTTTGGTTGAGTGTTTTAGTATCAGTAGGGGGCCGGTATGAATAATTGTACCGGGAGCTAGCCGAAGAAGAACTCCGACTCTCTCACGCAGTTCAGATCCAGTGTACCCATTGCAGGTGGCGCTGGGAGCTCTGAGAAGACGTCTGCAGGCAGTTGCTCGCTGAGCTCTACCATAAGGTCACCCAGAGTATCGCCGCTGTAGATCGCTATGAAGCTCTCACGGAGCACTGCCGCCAGTGTTTGCGTATCACAAGCGTGCACTGCGTAGCTATCGTGGATCATTGCGAAATCACGCATACCCTCGTTGGCACAGTTAGCTACCGTGACCTGCAGGTGGCACGCGTCGAAGCTGTGCACGAAGTTGGGCGCTATGCCACGGATCTGACCGCCAGCGTCTAAAACATCCGTACCCTTAAGCAATGACATCTTAGTAGTCTTGCCTTCCCAAGAGACACGTACCTCTGTGCCCATGCTCTTCATATACTCCTGACGGACCCTAAAGCCATTGGGAGTGGTCCAGTGGATACCGTGACCAGCCTTCGAGGTAATACGTGCCACCTCTTGCAGCCAGTCCATTACAGCCCCTGCAGCTCCTACAGTGCCCCGTATGGCATTTGCTACCACGGGGGCTACCTCACCTACGGCTTCCTGTATGTCCACTGAGAACGGCTCACAGGAGCCCTCATCCAGGGCGCGTCTGGTCCAGTTCTTTATCTGGTCGCGGATCCCTGCGCTGGTCACACCATAGGGCGTGGTCATTACAGGCTGCTTAACGATTCTGCGCGTCAGGCGTGTTAACCACTCGGAGTCTGCAGGTAGATCCTTACGGACCTGCTCGAGAACTCGCGTATACAGGTCAGCTGGTACGTCGCCCACCTGCTCGACGTTCACACTGCGCGCGCTGGCAGGATCACGCACCATAGCAGCAAAGTGTTGCATTCCACTGCAGGTACCGTCGAGGGCTATTGGGAGGTGTGATACGTGCTCGTCACCATTCAGCGTATAACCTTCCCACTCATAACAGGCGGCTAGAAACTGCAACGGCTTGTCTGCGTCCATCCAGCTATTGCTAGCCATAGGATCTGCAGCGCAAGCCAGCATCATGTCAGAGTTCATGTGAGCCCACAGAATACGATCATCCATTGAGACCTTATCGTTGCCCCACACGTTCGCGCAGTGGATAGCCAGCCATGCAGCACCGGTCTCACCCAGAGCCTTACCGCGTGCGAACTGTAGCAGGGACTTGCCTGCGTCGTTGCCCTGAGGATTCACAGAGCCCAGACCTGCAGCCGGATAGATCCGCCCACGGTAGTCACAGGTGTGCGGGAAGTAGATCGCGTCTTCATCCTTGAAGCGTTCCGCTATAGTGATCTGTTGCTTTTGCACTAAGCGCTTAGAGGTCCACTTGACGCGCGCCTGATAGATCCTCGCAGCGTCGCGTTTGTATTCCTTAACTATCGTAGCGTTGGCGGGGTCAGTCCGAAAGGCCTCCCATGCGTCGTCCTCGAGCTCGCCCCATGGCTTCACAGGGAGGTCAGGTATAACGCTTGACGTAAGGCCTGCCACGTCTCCGCCCAAGGTATTCAAGAAGTCTAAAACTTTTAGCACCTTAGTGTTCACAGCCCAAGGGGTCGCTTGTATCTGATTGATAGCGTCCGTAACATCCCGCATATCTGTGGCGTCGAGTTGGGATAGACCAGAGCGGTCTGTCTTCACAAGGTCCAGAGAGTGCAGGTGCGAGTCCAGATATCCGCCCTCGAAGACTGACGACCAGTCGCGCGGTGGGATGACCATGGGGTAGTGGTACGGCATAGTCAGGGCATCCGTCAGTTCACCGCTGGCGAGTATTTCTACCATGGCCTCAGTGGGGGTACAGTATGCTACGCTGCGCTTCTTACGGCGCACTACAACGCGCTCAAAGAGCCCACTTGCATCTATGAATGCGGACAATAGCAGGTGCCCAACTCCGGCCTGCTCTTCTTCGTCCCACTTCATCCCCTCGAAGTCGGCTGACTTGAAGGCCTTAGACAGCACTGCGCGCCTATGGCCCACGCTGGTAGAGCTTTCAAGTTGACGTTCTAGCTTAACTGCTAGGCCTTCGTTAGCCTCTTTAAAGATCCCGTATTCAATGACCTGCTCAACTCTGCGGCCAGCGTCCACGCATACCGTAGTGTAGGCTATGCGCTCTTTTACTGCAGTGTCAATCACAATGCGCGATATGATAAAGGCCATTTGTTCTGGATCCAGCGCGGTCATATGTTTTAGCAGCGGGTGCTTACGGTTTAGCTTCTCACGCCCTGCAATCCAACCACGTATACCTGCAGCCGTTTGCATGGTGGCGGCCTTAAGCGTACGCATGCCAGAGCGGGACCCTGTAGCGTATCCCTTTTGGTCAATTGATTTGATTACTCTCACAGCCCCAACGTCAGCGGCCTCTTCCTCAAGTGCAATTTCACGCTCTACCAGATCCGGACGGGTAGCCATGACCTGATCGTGGGTCATATCGTAAACGGGTGATACCATTTGATAATCCTTTTTTTCCTAAGTGCTTAAGGGTTGGGTCCCTAACCGCCCGAGGGCGTAGGTCCTGTCTCTACCTAGATGAGAATCATTCTCGACTCATCCCGGTTCAACATACTATACCGCTCGAGAAGGCCTCTAGGAGCCCCTGTGCGGCACGATAGATTGACCCCTGACGATGGTATAGGCGAGCGTATAAAATGGCGTAACGTGATCATACGGAGCCCTCAGTAGGTAGCTTGTCAATAACTCTGCAGTCCATAGTATCGCGCCCTATTCGTAGCCTTTCAGCGGCCGCGCGCGCGTCACCATGGGAAGTGTAGCATTCCACAGAAACAGGGGATCCCATAGAATACAGGGCTACTGTGGCATAGCCGCTATTTGGTCCGAAATGGGGGCGAATGATAATACTTCTCATGTTAATTTCCTTTTTGTAGTCAGTAGGTGGCTGGTATAACTATTCATACCGGCCACTACTAGAATAGGATAGCCCCGTGATACCTAAGGTATACCTAAGGTATTGCAGTGGGGCCATGGGGTTCAATGGGCCAAGCTTCCATAGCTATACCTGCCCACAGATCTAAGCGCTATGGCTAC